GCCTCGTTGACTATTGGTTTCGAATGTAGCCGAGTTTCTGCCTCTCTACGCTGCCTCTTATGCTCAGCGTTGATCTCAGCCATATCGTCCAAACCAGTCACTTCCCCGTTGAAGCCATTAAGTTGAGAGAAATTATGCACAGGCCTGTAATCTCTCAAAATGCCGTCGCTACCCTCATCAGGGAAGTCATCGTCACCCAGACGAAGATCCTGAATAAAAGGTCTTCTCAATTTTAAGTCTAGAGGTAGACTATTGTCTGTCGCTTCTTTAAGGTTCCTGCCCATGTCCAGAACTAAACAAATGGGGGGAACAGGCATTAGCAGCTCTCGCTTAACCGTGTCACGGGCTAAACTACCTTCTGACCGGAGAGCCTGTAGATCACTCTGCGGATTTGCTCCCCTACTGGGACGTGCAATACCAAACTCGGGCTCTGCTAGTACCGGTTGCAACATATCTCCTAAACATCCTGGTTGGCTTCCCTTTACGGGCCTAGGTACGATTACGTCTTCGGAGTAGCGGTTCTCACCTTGTCTATCCATGCTCCTACCGAGTGGATCCCAACACAAAGATCTTCTGTTTTCCTCGTTTCTTGGGTACATTGTAGGGGGGGGGGTGCTAACTATTTATAAAATTGCGTTTAACGTGGCTGTGCCATCTTGTGTGAATAAAATTTATTAATCGTTTTTATCGTGGTGTCTCCATCTTGTTCACTAGTATATATATAACACTACACATAATATTTGTTATTTTCTAATTTATTTACACATACATTAATTCATTAAGAAACTCAATTTATATTAAACCTGTCTGCCGTCGGGGGGTGAACTCGGTTGGCTGGCAAAACCAACCGAGTGTGTCACTACTTTCCAAAGGGTCGTCACCCCTTTAATATCAGTACTTCTGTAACCAGATCTGAATGCCTTATCAGCACCTGGTCCTTCTCAATTTAAAGTCTAGAGGTCGACTTTTATTTAAGGCTAGGGTAATGGAGGAGCTTCATTGTTATAGCCACATGCACAAACACACCTGCACAAAAAGTGCCATGCAGCTAAACAATGATCAACCAAAGAAAGTTACGCTAAGGCGGCGGCTAGAACCGCCTTTCCAAGAGGTGACTTTGAAGCTTTGGCGACTGTACCAACAACTTTGGAAAACGACTCACCTGAAGCGCCAGCCTTCATGTGCGCAGTGCTAATAGTGTTCATAATCTCATGGTGCAATTCAGGAGCAGAATGAGAATCAGTATAAAATGGAGCCACTGAAGAACCCCTAACTTCCCAATTCTCTATCAATTCAATTTCAAATTGCACTGCACTACTAGCATTATTCAAGTAATAAAAGAATGCACCGGGCTCTGACATACGCTTGACCGAACTTGCTTGCCCAACTACGGCCACATCCACGTCTTCATCCTGATCAGCACCAGTTCCCGCCTGAGACCATTCATCATTTCCGATGAAATTAAAAGTGTACACAGCACGATCATAAATGGACTTCATCTGGGTTTGATGATTGGAATTGATATTACCGATAATACCATTGTAAGTAGTGGCATTAAAACCAGTCATATCGACCTCACCGTGGGGGGTGGCCAACAATTTAAAAGTACCATTTGCATTCAATGCAGTGCCAGTGTAGCGAACACGCAAACCATAAGACACCAACCTGGGTTCTACCGGTCCCGGATGCCCAAGGGCGAACGGGGAACAAATCAGTAGTGGTTATACCTGCAGGGGACACTAGTGACCCAGCAGTGGGGTCGTTAAACATCCTGACTAAAGAAGCTTCCATAGTAGCGGTAGCACCAGCGTACACTATACCAGAGGGGTAATTAGGGGAATCATTCCAACAATAAGGGGATATCAATCCCAGTATAGACCCAGCAGACGCGACTGACACTGAAGTACGTGACCTAACGGTGTACTTCTGAGATGGCATAGCATCAATCAAATGCTGTGCCACACCAGGTGACGTCACAAAAGGGTTGACTAAAGCCGTAATCTGAGGATGCAATGGGTGCCGTCCTCCTGTGGCTACACGCGAAGTTTTAGCAACCTTTCTTCTAGCCTTCTTTGGCATACTCGCCAACGCTTTCAAGCTAGAAAACTTCTTCTGCAACTCAGCAATCTGCTTGCTCTGTTTCTTGTTAATATTCTTGTTAACCTCATTTATCTTAATCCCAAACCAGGGTCACGGTATGGGAGATGGAGAAAGGCCACTACTCACTCGGCTCATCTTTTGTAACGCGCTCCGTCCACTAAAGTCCCCGCGGTATATATGTTTGACACCGCAGCATCAGGCCTATATACGGTCTTTCGACACCAAACTAGAAGTTTTCGTCACCAATCGAGTAGTGATTGGGCGTAACTACCTTCCTCTAGGTAGTATGCCAACCGAGAAACTCAGACGCCGGACTTGCCTAGGATATTTATTTTGTCCACCATTAAGTGACAAGGCTAAACGAGCCAGTGTATGCAAAGCGGGACACCCTGTGTAATATATTGAGCATATAAAAAACACGAACCCAAAACACACCCAAATCTCAT